AGTACCCGGACATACCCGCCAGGCCGGCTCACCCGTGGTTGCGACCGTCTCGGGATGTCAACCGTGAGTACGTGATGGCCGACCTTGAGGAAGCCGTCCGCCGCACGCTGCACAAGGCGAGCCAGGGGGTAGGCAATGCCTGATCCATCGCTGGCCCTGCAGGAGGCAATCTTCGCCAGGCTTAAGGCCGAGGTCAGTTGCCCAATTTACGACGGTGCGCCGCTGAATGCGGCTATGCCGTACGTTTCCATCGACCGGGAAGTCTCGGTCAACAGCAGCCCCATCTCTGGTCGGAAGCGCGAAACGCGCCTGCTGTACCTGTCGGTCTGGTCTGATGCCGTGGGCCAGGCTGAGGTCAAGCGCATCAACGGCGAGGTCATCGCCGCCTTGGACGAGCGCCGCCTACCGCTGGAGGTGGGGCGTGCCGTTTCCGTCCGGGTCGAGCAGGCTGACGCCCAGCGCGATGCCGACGGTATCACTTACCAAGGCTCGATCACCGTCCGTGTGATTACCACCCACTGAACCACCCAATAGCCGCACCGCGGCTTTTATCCAATGTGCCTTTGGAGGAACCCCCATGGCCGACGACAACCTCAACACAGCCGCCGGCTGCCGCTTCTTCATCGGCGGCAAGACCGGTGCGGACACCGAAACCGAGTACAAGGCCGACACCTACGTTGAAGTGGGCGAGATCGAGGACCTGGGCGAGTTCGGTGACACCTTCAGCAGCGTGAACTTCACCTCGCTGAAAGACGGTCGCGTGCGCAAATACAAAGGCACTGCCGACGCGGGCGACCTGACGATCACCGTCGGCCTGGACAACGGTGATGCTGGCCAGAGCGCAGTGAAGACTGCGCACAAGGACCGCAGCAAGGGCGACTACAACATCAAGATCACCCTGAACGACGGTGATCCGACCGCCACCCCGGTCATCAATCCGACCACTTTCTACATGCGGGTCAAGGTGATGAACAACACAGTTGCGCCTGGTGCCGCCGACAACGTGGTGCGCCGCAACATCACCCTGGGTATCAACTCCGACGTGCTGGAAATTCCAGCCGCCGCGGCTGCCTGATAGGGGGCGTCAGTGAGCAAAACTCTGCACGGTACAACCGAAGTCACCGTAGGTGGCCGAGTGCTTGTGTTGTCGCCAACGCTCAGGGCGGTCCGCACCATTGAGGCCCACTTTGGTGGGCTCCGTGGTGCGTCCGAAAGGCTGCGCGCAGTAGGCGTTGATGCTGTCACCGTCGTCTTTGCTGCTGGCTCCGGCATGGAAGACAAGGAGGCCGTTGAAAAGCTGGCAGAGGCGATCTGGCAGCAGGGCGTTGCTGACCTGGTGCCTGCGGCGACGGCTTACCTGTATGCGCTCTACAACCCCCGGGGAGGTGATCCGGGAAAGCAGCAGGCGGCGACGGCGTCAGCGCCGTAGAGAACGGGAGCTACGTCGATCGGATGTTCTCGGTCGCCGTCGGCTGGTTGGGGTGGTCGCCGCAGGTTGCCTGGACCACGCCGCTCCCCGAGCTCTTTCTGGCCATGGACGCCCGGGTTGAGTGGGCTCGAATGACTCACCCCTTCGCCACCAATGGCAAGTCTCTTGAGAAAACCGACAAGCCGACGAGCGTTGCTGACAAGTTGCGAGCCGCCTTGAGAAGAGATCGCTGACCGGGGTTTAGTAAGCACCGCAACAGAAATCCCGCTTCGGCGGGTTTTTTGTCTGGAGAAAATATGGCAGACACTGATATTCAGGGGATGCTCGTTCGGATCGAGGCGACGACTGCCCAGCTCCGACAGGAGCTCAGCCGCGCAGAGACCAGCGTGTCGCAGGCAAGCGGGCAGATTGACAACAGCCTGAAGCAGGTTGATGCCGCTTTTGACCGGGTAGAGGCCCACTCAAGCTTGCTGCATAGGGCGGTCAGCACCGCTTTTGTAGGCGTGGGGGTTGCCGCTGCGGGAGCCGTTGCCGGGCTGGTCGCCCTGACCACTAGCACCTTGAACTACGCGCAGGAAATGCAGAACCTCTCCGCTCTATCGAATACTTCGGTAGAGGATTTTCAACGGCTGGCAGCCGGCGCTCGAACTGTTGGCGTAGACCAAGAAAAACTGGCCGACATTTTCAAAGACACCACAGATCGCGTTGGCGAGTTTTTGTCCCGTGGTGGCGGCGAAATGCAGGATTTTTTCAAGGAGATCGCGCCGCAAGTTGGAGTAACTGCAGAAAGTTTCAAGAATCTTTCAGGCCCCCAAGCCCTGCAGCTGTATTACGACTCGCTTGTGAAAGCGGGAGCAAGCCAGCAGCAGATCACATCGTACATGGAACAGATGGCCGACGAGGCCACGGCCCTCTTGCCGCTGCTCAAAAATGGCGGTTTGGGTTTCAAGGACATCGGCGATCAAGCCCAAGCGGCTGGGGCTGTACTGTCTGGCCTGGACATTAGCCGAATGATCGAGGTCAACCGGTCTATCAAGGACCTGCAGACTTCCTGGGAGGGCGCGAGCCGACAACTGGTCACCGGGCTACTGCCGGCGGTGGAAGACACAACACGCGCCCTCCAGGGCATGACCGACAACGGCGCTGCCCAGGCAGTAGGAAGTGCGATTGCTTTTCTCATCGACAATTTCTACATCCTGCTGGGGGTGATGGGCACAAAGGTCGCGGCGTCGTTCCTGGGCTACATTTCGAATCTTGGGAAGTCAGTACTGGCGACCAAGCAGGCAACGGATGCAAACATCGCCCAGGCCACGACCGCCGTTCGCGTGGCGATCGCCAACCAGCAGGCGGCCCAGTCGGCGGTAGTTCGTGCCGAGAAAGAAGCGATCGCAGCCAAGGGCACCGCAGTTCAAACCCAGATGTCGATTCAGCTGGCCGAGGCACGGATGGTTGAGCGCGCAGCGACTGACCGGCTGGCTGTAGCGCAAACCAGTTTGAAGGGCATTTCTTCAAGCCTCATGAGCGTACTGGGCGGGCCGGCCGGCTTGGCAGCATTGGCCGTAGGCGCCGGTATCGCTTTCCTGACGCTGCGCGATAACTCCGACTCCTTGGAGAAGAAGCTTGGCGATCTGACCGATCCCCTCGACAAGCTGCTGGAGCGCTTCAATAAGCTGAACCGCGCTACGCAGGCCGTGGCGCTTCGGGAGTTGCAGGGCAAGATTGAAGATACCCAGAGCCAGCTTACCCAGGCGGCCGGAGCCATTGCGGACAAGTTCGAGAGCGATTTGCGCAACGTCGGCGCCGCTGGTGCCGATGGCTTCATTGCTGGCCTGGCACCGATTCCTGAGGAGGCACAGAAGGCCATCGACCTGGTGCGCACAGCGGCCAAAGATGCTTCGTCTGGCGTTGCGGTGGACTGGAAAGCAGTTGCCGATGAGTTGCGGGGTATGCCAGGCGTTACTGAGGGTATGGCCCGGGCAATCGAGACTGGACAGATCAAGGCCTCCGACCTGAGCGGAAGCCTGCAAAACCTCAAGTCGAAGTTGTCCGACCTGACCGACCAGACGGATCGCCACACGGCTTCTACCGGTGCGAACAGTTCCTCCCAGACAGAGGCGAACAGTGCTGGCCAAGCTTATCTCGAAACCTTGGATAAGCAGCTCGCCACCCTGAAGGACAAGACAGCCGCCGAGGCGGCAGAGCGCTTCATCACGGACAACAAGATCCAGTCCGAGAGCGCTCTGGCCAAGCAAATTCGCGATCGTGCCAAGGCAGTTGATGCCCAGAAGGAAGCCGATAAAGCAGCCAAGGATGAAACGAAGGACAGCACCCAAGCCCAGGCGAAGCTCACGCAGCAGCTGAAGGAAGCCTCCACGGCTTACGACCAGCTGAAGAAGACCTTCGACCCAGTCGGAGCTGCAGCTGATGAGTTCAAAAAGCAGGTCGCCAACCTCGACCTCCTGCTGAAGAACAACAAGATCACCCAGGAGGAGTACGGCCGCGGTGTCGCCTGGCTGGCTGATCAATTCAACACGGCGGTGCAGGCCTCCACCGGCCTGTCGCAGGCCATGAAGTACCAGGCCGACCTGGAACGTCAGCTCGCAATCGCCCGGCAGCAGGCCGATGCAGCTGCCGCGGCTGTCGGGATGGGAGACAAGGAGGCTCAGCGTACGCAGGCCCGCCTTGCGCTCGAGCAGGACAACAACAATAAAATTCTCGCGCTGCGGGATGAGCTGGCCACGGCCTCGACCGAGAAGCAGCGGCAGGAACTGGAGAAGCAGATCGCGCTCCGGCAGGAATATGGCGACAAGCTGGTCCAGGCGCAGCGGGATGCATTCACCAAGATCGATGCAGCGCAGGCTGAGTGGAGCAACGGTGCCACTTCGGCCTGGGCCAACTACCGCGACAGCGCCGCCGATGTTGCCGGTCAGACCCGCGACCTGTTCGGCAATATGTTCAGCGGCGCCGAGGATGCGCTCACGCAGTTCGTGAAGACCGGCAAGCTGTCGTTCAAGGACTTCGCCGATTCGGTCGTCGAGGACCTGATCCGCATTCAGGTGCGCAAGGCCATGGTGGGCTTCCTCGGCGGGGCTTTCAGCTTCTTCGGTGGCGGCAGCGCCGCGCTTGGTGAGGGGACCATGACCGGGTTCAGCGAGGTCATTCCCAACGCCAAGGGCGGCGTCTATGACTCGCCCAGCCTGTCCTCGTTCTCCAACCAGGTGCACGACAGCCCGCAGATGTTCGCCTTTGCCAAGGGGGCGGGCATTTTCGCAGAGGCCGGGCCGGAGGCAATCATGCCACTGGCGCGCGGGCCTGACGGCTCGTTAGGGGTGGTGGCCATGAACGCCGGCGGTGACAGCGGGGCGTCCTCGATCTCATTCGGTGGCATCACTCAGCACATCCAGGTTGGTGGGCAAGCCAATGCAGCAACCGTGGACGATGTTCGGCGTGCCGCCGAGCGGGGGGCGCGGGATGGCTACGAGCTCATGCTGCGAGACTTCAAGACCAACGGCGCCGGGCGGCAGATGCTGCAGCGGCGGTAACTATGCTCGGCCCGCTTCGGCGGGCTTTCTTTTTGGAGTGACCCAATGGCGGAGGAATGGCCCGAGGACCTGGAGCCCACTGAGGTCACCTGGGGTGTCGTCTACAACAACCGGGGCTTCAGCTCTTCGCTGTCAAATTCGCAGCAGATCGTGGCTCAGCCTGGCTCCTACTGGAAATGCACCATGAATTTCGGCGTTCTGTATGAGGAGGACGAACGCGAACCGACCTCGCTGCTGGGCCGCCTGCTCGGGATGTTCGGTACGGTAAACATCCCGTACCTCACCCGAGCGCGGGTGGACAACATCGGCACGCCGACGGTGGCAGTCGCAAATGCCCAGGCCAGCGTCATGCAGCTGCAAGGCATGCTGGCCAGCCGGCCGGTATTCAGCCGCGGCGATCTCATCACCATCAGCGGGGAGATGTTCGAGGTGGTGGAACACGCCTCCTCCGACGCCGCTGGCAAAGCCGTGATTGCGGTGAACAAGCGCATCCGCAAGCTGATCCCGGTCGGCAGTGCAGTGGAGTACAAGAATCCCTACTGCGAGATGCGCCGCATGGATGACACCAACGAATGGACCACCCAGCCGGTGGTTTCGAACTCGACTCTGCAATTTCGAGAGGCATTCTGATGGCTACCGGTGTTTTTCCGTTCAGCCAGACAGTCGTCGACATCATCGCCAAGGGCAACTTTATGGCGGTATACGCCTGCCAGCTGGATTTCCCCGATGGGATGGTCTTCGCGCATACCGGTACCGGCGACCTGGTGATCGGTGGCATCACCTATCAGGGCGTCGGCAGCTTCGGGGAGGTGGGCCAGTCGCAGGAGAGCAGCAACTCGGGTTCGCCCATGTCGGTGGACCTTACGCTCAACGGCCTGGACGCCCAGATCATCACTGAAACCTCGCTGAAGGGGTGCCGGGGGCGCAACGGCAAGCTGATGTTCGTGGTGTTCGACCAGGACGGCAGCTATGCCGCCGATATCCTGTTCAGCGGGCGCATGGACGCCGCCAAGTTCTCCTATGCGGGCAACGGCGAGGAGGGCAACAGCATCACTGTTCCCCTCATCGACCGCATGGCCGAGTGGAACCGGACCGGTACCGAGCGCTGGACCGACGAGAATCACCGGGCTCGCCGGCAGGACGACCGCTTCTTCTTCGCCATCGCCCAAATCGCCGACTGGCCCATCTACTGGGGTGCCTCCAAGGACGCACCGAAGTTCACCTACGAGACATAGCCATGCGAAAGCGCGATTGGACGACACAGCTTGCCAACACGATCAAGGCCGCCACCGAGCGGCCTTTTTCATGGGGCGAATTTGACTGCTGCCTGTTTGCAGCCGACTGCGCCCAGGCGGTGTGCGGTGTCGATCCTGCCGAAGCCTACCGGGGCCGCTATTCATCTGAGGCCGGAGCCAAGCGCCTGCTGAAGAAACTGCACGGCTCGCTGGAGGCCGCCTGGGATGCCTGCTTTGTCCGCATCCAGCCAGGCCTGCTGCAGCGGGGCGACATCGCCCTGTACGACGGTCCCAACGGGCGAGGCGTGGCGGTGTTCTGGGCGGATGAGTTCTGGTCGGTGTCCCCCGATGGGGTCGGGCGTATCGAGTGTGAACCGTTGACGGTGTGGAGAGTTGAATGAGTTCAGCAGTCAAGAAGGTTGCCCAGGTCGCTATCGGCGCGGCCATCGGCTTCATCCAGGGCGGGCCTTGGGGCGCGCTGGCGGGCGCAGCGATGGCGTTCTACGTTGCATCGCAGCAGGACAAGCTCGATACCGGCTCACTGCGCACCAGTGAGCCTTCCAGCCAGACCCTGCGTTCGTCCAAGGCGGCTGCTCGGTACGTGCTGGGCCGGGTGAGCACTGGTGGCGTTCTAGCTTGGGGGCAGGAGCAGACCGGTGACCAGACTGACGGCGAATGGTTGCACATGGTCTACGTGCTGTCGGAGGGGGAGATCGATGGCTTGGAAGACATCTTCCTGGGGGAGGAGGTCGTTCAGGCTTACGGCGAGCACGCCTCCTATGAACTGGTCACCAACCCGACTCAGGTGAATGCCTTCCTCAAAGCCAACAGCCCGGACTGGCGCGACACCCAGATTGGCCGAGGCCTGTCTTTCGTCCGGCTGTCGTTCAAGTACAGCGCCGAGAAGTATCCCTCCGGCATTCCGGATGTGCGCTTCGTACTTCGCGGGCGCCGGGATATCTACGATCCTCGGACCGGGACCGCCGGTTACAGCGAAAACACCGCACTTCACATCCTCTGGTTCCTGCGCAACCGGTGCGGCGTGCCGGATGATGAGATCGTGTTCGCGAGTTTCGCCAACAGTGCCAGCGTGTGCGATGAGATGCTGGCCAACGCAGACGGCAGCACCTCGGCGCGATACCGCTCCGGCTGTGTCATCGGCGCCGACGAGTCGCGCACCCAGGTGATGCAGAAGCTGGAGGCGGCATGCGGTGGCAAGCTGATCCGTGTCGGCGGTCGCTGGATGCTGCAGGTCGGGGCCTACTACGGCCCGTACGACTTCGAGATCACTGAGGACATGGTGATCGGCACCGTCACCGGCAGCACCGAGCCGACCAACGACTCGGCGATCAATACCGTGCGCGGTACTTTCGTGGACCCGGCGCAGGCCTGGGCCGAGACGGACTATCCCGAGGTATCGGTGAGCGAGTGGGTGGTGGCCGACGGCGGTGAGGCAGCAGAAACACTGTCGTTCTCCTACGTCAGCAACCCATACCAGGCCCAGCGCCTGGCCAACATCGAACTGCGCCGCCGGCGTGCAGGCGGAACCTTGTCGATCCCCATGAACTTCATGGGCTACAACTGCCGCCCTGGCCGCTCGGTGAAGGTCAACCTTCCGTCCCTGAATATCGTGGGCGAGTTCATCGTCACCGACTGGTCGATGAGCGCCGACAGTGGCTGCAACGTCTCGGTTGCCCAGAACGAACCGGCAATTTTCGACGACGCTGTGGGCCAGCCGTACAATCCGATCGGCTTCATCAAACTGCCGGCTGGCGGTCTGGGTAGTCCCACCGGACTCGCCTGGTCGACCGAGGACAATGCCGAGTCGGTACAGGGTACGCTGTCCTGGGCGGCGCCCTACGGCGTGGTCACGGGCTACGCCATCACGATTCGCCAAGGCGCGGCCGCAGTGCAGGCCCAGCAGGTACCGGCTACGGCGCTCAAGCTGCCACTGTCGGGCCTGCCGTCTGGTAGTTACACCATGAGTGTGGCCGCTCTCGGTCCGCTGACCCGCTCTGGCGAGGCCAGTATCACCGTGAGCATCGACGGTCCGCCGATCCCGGAATCGTGCGTAGTGCAGGCGACCATCGACACCATCACGCTGATCCCGGGCAACGCGCTGCATGGCCTGAATGGCGGCACCTACGAGTACTTCTTCTCGACCAACCCACAGGCAACCGAGGGTGAATACCTGGGCCAAGGCCTGTCCCTGACCCACACCGGTCTGGCGTTTGCCACCAACTATGCCTATTTCGTTCGCTCGAAGAATGCCTACGGGGTGAGCGCCTTCCTGAAAGTGGTGGCCTCTACATCGACTGATGTCGAGAACATTCTCGATGCGCTGAAGGACAAGATCGAGGGTGGTCAGTTGGCGCCCGCGCTGAGGCAAGAGATCGAACTGATCTCGGGCCCGCCAACGCTGGACGGCTCTGTGGCACAGCGATTGGCAGCGGAAGCAACGGCACGCACCCAGGCGATCGACGCAGAGGCGGCGGCGCGTGCTCGAGGCCTGCTGGC